GTTTTCATTTGGAAATGCGTAAACTACGCGACCAGCAGCTCTTAAAGTTTCTGCCAGCGCGTTACGCAATGTCACTAAATTAGCCAAGGTAGCCTCGGGTGTCTAGGTGCTTGCCAAGTAGGCCAGACACACGGGTGAGCATTGAACGGCCAAGGCGGTATGGTGCAGGGCTTTGGAAGTCCACACCTTGTTGGCCTAGTGTGCCGGTGCGAGTGATCCAGATGTCACAGGCAACAGCCAAAGCGGCTTCGCGCACTTCTGGTGTCGTGTCATAAAGTGCGGCTTGGCTGGTTAAGACTGCTCGGCCATTTGGGATGATTGAACGCTTACTGATGTCTGCATTAGTGATTGCAGCTTCAAAGTAGGTGACGTTGTATTCATCGTAGCCAACCTTTGTCACGGTCCGTGATCCGTTAAAAGGTGAGCCACAACCCGTGACTGTCAAAGCCTGACCGACTACGAAAGTGTTATCGTGGCAATAGAAACGCGCCACATTGTTTGTGATTGATGCGCCAACGATAGATACATCATCAAAAATTAAGTACGACAGGATTATGTTTTCGGCACTGTCTGCAACTGCCTGGACAATGGAATCAGCGTAGATGTCACCAATACCCAAGACGGCTTTTAACTCGCTTAGTGTAATTAGTGCCATTTCAAACTCCTATTGTGTAAGTGTGTGGGGGACACAGGGCCGCATCCCCCACACTTCTGACTAACTTGATTTAAGTCAAGTTAAAGCGGCGAACGCCACCGGCAACCAAAACTCCAACGGCTAGGTAGCCATAAAGCATTGTTTCAATTTCGCCAGATGTGACCACGTTTGTGGACATGCGTAGGATCGGTGATTCGTAGATTGCAACGGATGATGGGGTCACAATGAATGCTGACTCATCAATTGTTGTTGCAACTGCATTTGGATCAACGTATAGATCAAGTCCAAGCACGTTGCCGCGTAGGGACTGTGGTCCTGCAACTCCACCGTTGTTCTGTGGGTTGTATGCGTTGTAGATTGGGCGACCAGTTGTGTCGGTTGCACCCATCAACAATGACCACTGGGATGTGCCAGCAATGTATGCGCTTGGAAGTTCGCCAGTTGCTAGGTACGCGGCTGGGGCTTCGGTTGATACGTAGGAAATGATGCCAGCGGATGATGCTGCAACTGCGGTTGCTTGTGTGCCACCTGCGGTTAGAGCTGCAATGACTGCTGCATCGGTTGCCTTGTTGTAGGCGCGTGTCATGTTGTCGACCATTGCTTGGAAAAAGTCTGGGGATGAACGCTCTAGTAGTTCTACCGAGTAACGCTGCATTCCAGCAAACTTGTTAACATCCAAGTTGACGTAACTGGAAACGATTCCAGTTTCTGATGGGCCAGCACCTTCGTTGGTGTCAGCTACTGTTCCGGCAGTTGTAATTTTTGGATGGCTGATAACCATGCCTGACGCAGTGATGGCGCGTGAGCCGATTGCGTCGATGGCTGGGCGTGAGCCGATTGTGGTGTCGATAACGCTGTTTACATACTGCACTGGGGTGAACGCTGGGTTCGTGCTGAATGAGTCATCGGCTGCCATAACATACTGGGCTGAATCATGGTTACCCATTTTGGCCTTGATGCTGTGTTCCAGGTATGAAGCCTGGCTGTTGATTGGGCTACGAGGCTTGACGTAGGCCACTGGTGCTGCGGCGTGAACAACCGCTGCTGCGGTCACTTCATCTGCCACTGGTGCGGTTGTTTCTTCCACGATTATCTCCTGTGGTTGTTCCTCGGCAGGTTGTTCTGCTTCGGTGGTTTCTGGGGTTTCCTCATCGGCCTCTGTGGCTGCGACTTGGGAAATCTGTGCATCCTTAAATGCTGGGTTTGTTACATGAGCAACGGCTTCAAGTTTTGCAGCTGATACGACCATCACGCCTTTCTCGATGGTGTATTCGCCAACATTGGCTTCGATGCTAAATGCCGGGCGCAATCCCTCGGATGCCTCGACTAACGCATCATTGCCAGCACCAGTTGGTGCGATCTTGAATGCCATCGAAATTCCTGCTGGGGTGATTTCCTCTGATCCAGCAATGCCACGACCTAATGGGCGTGTTCGGTCATGTTCCATGTTCAGAACAATTTGGCTTGGATCGATCTCACCAAATGCGCCAAACTCAAACCGCACTGGGCCAGCCGAGGTGTTGCCAACCTTAGCAAAAGGCACGACAAGTCCCTTAATGGTGCGAGTTTCAACATTGGCCGCTAATACTTGGCCCTCAAAACTAAGTTGCATTTTCATTTCCTCTCGGTGCTAAATCCATTTCCTCACGCGCTTCATCTACGCTAATTAAGCCGTACTCAAGCATCTTGCCGAGGACTTCGATCTGCTCTAGTGGGTTTCCGCGTAGGTAATCGTCAATATCAAATCTGACACTGCTTCCGCGTGGGGTTACATCGTTCATGCTTAAACGTTCAGAAATACAAGACATGAACGGCTTTAAAGAAAAATCGATTAGCGATCGACGTTCCTGTGTAACTGAACTATAAGTCGCGCTAGCCGATTCGGCGTTGATGTACCAGGCTGGTATGTTGCACATTCGAGCAATTTCAGCTGCTGTGTTTAGCCTGGACTCGGTCAACTGCATTTGTCCGGCGTCGTATCCAAAAGTCGTGACATCTAATGGGCCAGACAAGTAGGCAGTCGATCGGGTGGCTCGTGCTTGCTTCCACTGGGCGAGTAGGCTCGACACCTGCTCTGGCGGTAGGTCCACGCCACTGTTCTTGATGACCATTGTCGGATTAGGTTCGCTGGCCATACGCTGTACGGCTTCCTCAAGTTTTAGTGCAGTTGAGATAGTGCGGCCACCTCGGTTAAGAATGCCCTCATCGATACCGCTGAACATGATCAGCGACCCCACACCAGTCATAGGCAATAAGCCGCCCTCGATGTAAAAACCGTTGACGATCTCTTGGGTGTTTAGGTCAGTTGTAAAAGTAACCCGAGTTGGATCGATTCGGCGAGCCTGTGTTGGCCTGCCATCCTCTGGGTTTACTTCAAGCACTTGCCAAAATGATCGGCCATGAAATAACAAATCCTCAACGGTCCAAGCCATAGTCACAGATAGTGGGATGGCTGGATCAGGCTGTTCCAGAATCTTGCGACCCTCAATCTTTGCCCCTGTGATGTCGCTGTATGAGTTAAGGCCTAGGGTTGCAATAGTTCCAGCGATGATGTTTCTCGCTCTGGCAACGGCTGGCACTTGCATTGCACTTGAGCGATCAACGCGAAAAGTATTAAACGGCGTGAAGTAGGCATCCTGATAAAACGGGATAGCGATGCCGGCACGAGCCTCGATCTGTGGTTTTTCAGTCGGTGTTCCGAGCAAAAAATCTATGAATCCCATTTTGCCATTACAACACAAACCGATGACATTGAAAAGATTTGTCAGATTTTGTCACTTTGTTGCGCGTGTTGTCACACAGATCGGCCAGTTAGTCCTAGTGGTCTTGATCCCTCTTTGATAACTGGCCGACCTCGGGTGAACCCAAGGCAGGGTTAAGCACTAATAATACTCACACTCTGTTGTGGTTCAGTCGCGTGACCCACCGCCATGACCAAAGCAACTGCCGCGCTGATCGGTACTTGCGCCGCCCTGCGAGCAATGCGCCAACCGCCGTCACTGGCTGGCCGTCTAGCGCAACTGACCAAATGGCTGTGCATGGTTTCTTGCGCTGGGTGTAGCAGCTGCCGCGACTGCATGGCGTTCATTGTCTGATCGCACATGATCGCAAAGTTGGCAGAGTTCCAAGGCGTTGGCGCAACTGGCACACCAGCCTGGCTAAGTCTTGGCGCGATCCATCCGGCAGTGTTTGGATCATAGGCCAATACTCTTGGCCGATAGCGGCGAGTCAGTGTGGCGATTTCGCCAGCCAGTTCGAGGTCATTGATGCCGCCCTCCTTTTTCCACTCATGGAGGAATACGCCAAAGCCAGATTCGCGTTGCTGGATCGTTACCAGGCAAGCCAACTCTCGGTTGAAGTTTAGATCCATTGCCATCCATGTAGGCAACCCATCCTCAAGCGCGATCTCAGATTCACATTCGTTCCATACGGTAATTGGCCAAGGCGATTCGGCAGAATCAATCCACATCGAAAGTGACTCTGTTTTGAAAGCATCTGGGCTGTCAAAGGTTGCGGCATCTCTAATGTTTTGATCGCTGATTGTGTAGCCCATCGCTGGATTGGCGTGCTTCCATCCCTCGATATCGTCAATCGATGATCCTGCTGGCGCGCTGTATTCGTAGTAACCCATTCGATCACTGGCAAAAGTTAAAGCCCGGCGGCGTTGCTCGTTCAATACTGTTGAAGTCAGATCTCCAGCATTTGAGGTCCAAAAGATTTGGGCATTTGGTCTGGCTCGGGTGATCGGAGTAACGGCTGCCCATGTGGCCTCATCAATTTCTCGGAGTTCATCCACATATAACAAATCCGCTGATGATCCACGCGGCCCCTCGCTTGTAGCTGCTCGGATTGAATACTTGCGTATTCTTTCGCATTTGCCATTACATGATTTGGGATAATGATGGCAGTACACCTCAAGTTCCTCTTGGCCATTAGTCCGGGATACTCGCTTGATTCTCTTTCTCATCCAGTCCAGGCTCTCGGCCATGTCGACTGTTTGCTTGAAAGTGTCCAAAGATAGTTGCCGAGTCTGGGACATGGCGATGGCATTCTTTTCGCCAAAGATGTAAAGGCCAGCAAGAATACGCATACGCATACAATGCGTTTTCCCATTTTGGCGCGCAACGAGAATGCCCACTTGACTTCTTGCCCATTTGCCATTTGGCAAGATTTGCAAGGCATCATCTAAAACGTACTTTTGCCAATCTAAAAGTGGAACGCCTAATTCATCAGCTAGTTGCGCCACCACTGGCCCTGCGCTTGGCAGGTTCAGGCTTTTGCTTTCGATCCTTGGTTTCGAGTAGCCGTAGATAGTTTCCGACATGGTTTGTCCCGTCATTTTCCTCGCCCTGTTTTCCTGCTGTTCGTGTTTCAACTGTGAGATGCAGCTGCTGGAGTACGTTTAAGTATTTAGCCGCCAATGGTGTTGCCTCTTTAAGATCGCCCATGTCAAAGGCAGTGTCAAGTGCCAAAGCAATGCGCCGGGCTAAAGTCAAAGCCGCTACATCAGTGGGCGCAAGCCAGTTCGCAACCGAGATTGCCGAGTTTAGAGAAATGAGTATGCCCATTGGTTTATCGTCTGGCACTTCTGGATTCTTTTGGGTCATGACTTAGGCCTTTCGGTTGTTGGCGGATCGAATCGGACCAATCGGGGAGAAATAGAACCAAGAGAGTCTGTGGGTGGCAGACGGTCAGAAAAAACGCCCCTATGGCTCTCTGTGGCTCTCTGACGTGTGCTGTTAAATCGAGATGTCTTGGCCTTATGACATAGACTGCACAAAGGTTGAACATTGTCGATGGTGTTTGAGCCTCCAGCTGCTAACTCGATAATGTGATCCACCTCGGTTGCCCGGTCTCCACACATCAAGCAAGACTTGCCCCATACCCTAAAACACGCTGCCCGTAGGTTGCGCCATTGTGTAGTCGTACCTTGGCTATGCGCTCGGCTCATGTCCACTCACTATGTTGTAGGCATCCATCAATCCTCGCTCGTACTTGTAATTGGCTGGATGTATGTCAAGTATGTAGTCAGTCAATTTGTCTAAGCGTTCCTTGTAGGTTGCCTCAATGATGCTTGCCAATTCCTTTGAATCTTTGACCTGCTCTTGTAATGATGTGTGATCTTTTCTTAGATACTCAACCATTGCTACATACTCCAGGAGTTCATCATGCTTTACCTGTACCCATTTAGTCATGTTGTAATGTTAATACTTTTTTACTCATTCTCACCGGCTTGGCTAGTGGACAGGGAATGGCATTGATTCTGCCATCCTCACCGTATGTGGAAGCGGTACTGGTCATGGGTCGTAAGACAATCGCGCCGTATGCCTTAGTGCTTGATTAGTTCAATGCCAGGCGATTCGTTTTGACATCAGCTGCTAAGGCTCACCCTGCTTGTATTTGCTGGGTTTTGCATGGTTTATCTCCATGCCAAGATACGCCCTCGAACGGCGGTTTAACCGATTGATTAGTCGGTCAGTAGTTATACTCTTACCTAGAGTGTTGAGGCTCAAGATGTTACGGCATCTTATGCGCGACACGTTGTTCTTTCTTGGGATCAGCGTGTCGCGCTTTTATTCACAGACGATAACTAAGTGTTCTCTTAAATCTTTTGGAATCTCGCCTCGACTTAAATAGTCGCGCTTATCTGCCAACTTAGAGTTGCCATGCACATGGTTTTCAGTTGATCCTGTGCAAAGTTTCTTAAAGTTTGGTTGTGGATGATTTGTCCAAATGTCTGTTGGCTTATTGATAAATAGGTGTCCGTAGTTATTTGCATTGGCTTTTCTGCCATATGAACAATACGAAATTGTGTGCCTTGGTCGATCTTTAACGAAATACATGTGCCGCATTCGGCCTCTAGGGTTTTCTACAAAATAGTATTTGGATCCAGCTGTGATTAGTTGATCAATTAATCGCCACATGGCTTCGTTGACTTTATCATCCTGTGCGGCCGTATTCGTCTTTGGATACAAGCCCTCTGCAAGTGTGCGATGCCGGTGGGTGGCAATTGAATAGGTTGTGCATTGCGGGCTTGCCCAAATAACATCTGGTACACCATCACACAATCTAATGATGTCATCGACACCTAACCAAGCGATGTCAGCATGCAATTCGGCCTCAACATCATCTGACCAATCAACTCGATAAGCCTCGTGACCGCGCTCTTTAAATGTGGCACTGATCGACCCTTGTCCACTAAATAATTCTAACAATTTCAAATTAAATCACTTGGCCCTAACTTCTCGTAAAACTTTTCCCAGGTACCGCAACAATGCGTGACCCACATTCGCTCATTGGAATCAGGATCAACGCCAAAGTCAACCGGCTCAAGTATTTTGGCGCACTGTGGGCAGGCCTGTGGCAAGTTCTGTGCGGCTAGATAATGGCC